TTGCAGCTGCTCTTTGGTACTCATCTAATGTTTTTACTTTAGTCACTCTTCTATCCTTTTCCACTCTTGTAATTCTGCATCGAGATTAAAGTAATCTTCGACATCAATTCTCTTCTCATCTATAAGCCATGCCACCACAAATTCTTCTGGTATTTCGTTCTGTTCTAGGAGAAGTTCTAACCCATAATTCTGGACAAGAGCACGAATTTTACTATCTAAATCAAACATTGTCAACCACCCTTTTTCTTTTCTTTTGTCCACTCGACAGGAATAATTTCCTTAGCAAACTTGAAGCCATTCTTAGTACACCAATCACCGTATGTAGTCTTAGAACCCTTATACAATTTAGCTGCAGGGTTGCTGAATACAAAACGAATATCATGTTCGGGGTGTTGTGCCTTGACCATTAAATGCTTGGTTCTATCTGAATAAATGAACCGTCCTTTGGTCTCAATTATTATACCATTGTCAAGCACGAAGTCAGGGGTATATGTTTTAAATCTTAGGTCTTGCCATTTGATACGCATCTTCTCGTATTCAAATTTAATCTTTAGTTTCTTGAGGTAGGCTGCTGTCCTCTTCTCTAAGCCAGATCTGAAACGCATTTAGGTGGACTCCATAGTTGGTTCTCGTAACGTCTAAGCCAGAGTAGCCTAGCATTCTCAATGACACGATCCTCTTCACCACCGTATGACCTTAAGCATTCCTCATACATACCTGCCTCAGTAGTGCAATCAGCTAAGATCTTGTCAGCTTTCTTAGGACCTATACCGTACAAGCCAATGATGTTGTCAGCCTTGTCACCTGTAAGGATCTGCGTGTAGAAGAAACGTAAGCCTTCAAACTCACCCATCTCTGTCATTGTACGTTTGTTAGGGTTGTAATGTGAACATGGTATCTGCAGCATGTCCTTGTCTATAGATATGACAATAGATTCTTTACCATAGTTTGTTGCCCAAATGCCACACAAGTCATCAGCCTCTTCACCTACAGAAACGACAGCATCCCAGTTGTCAATCATGTGTTGACGTATAGCTTGTAAGTGTTGTGGTTTCTCAGTGTTCTTACGGTTACCTTTGTACTCGTGAGTAACAGCATACTTATATCTGAAGTTACCCTTGCCTGTAAGGAATACTTGGTACTGCTCAGGGTCTAGCTCCCACATAACTTCGTTAAGGGATTGTTCAAGTATCTCGTCAAGTTTATCTAGTGCATCCTCAACAGGATCATTCTCACATGAGAAGGCTGCACGATATGCAAATGGATCACCATCTACTAACACCTGTTTAGGTTTTGTCAACATAGATATAATCCTTTATATATACTAAAAGGAGCACCCCAATTAAGGGATGCCCAAGTCACAGGGAGGGAAATCTTACCAACGATCTTCTGTGGCTAATTCTTCATATGGTATGTGCTCTAAGATACCAATCTTTTCTAGGCGTACAGATGCTGTTGATCCTTCACCGTAGATTGACAACTTAACCTTAGCTGTTGTACCGTTACCTAATGCACCATCCTCTACGAAGTCCCACTTAGAACTTGTAGTACCTTTGGTTACTGAAGGTGCACCACCAAAGTCATCAATACCAGATGGGTGTACGTTAGGGCGTTTAAGTTTCATGCCCATCTTCCCATCAGCTGCATCAATAGGTTTAATCATTTGATTACCCATTGCTGTCTCAGGGAAACCCATAGCAATCATACGATTAACTTCATCACTATCTTTAGGTACGAACATTGTGTTGTACTGACCTTGTGTAGTCTCATGGTACTCTGAGTTGTCCATGTTGTCTTGGAATACACGGGCATAGTATAAAGAACCTTCAAACACACCGTACTTTGTCTTCTTTTTCTCAGCCATTGCTATCTCCTTTATGTTTAGCTTCTGATTTAGTCACCATATAAATTATAATTTGATTTGTCAATACATAAATGATAGGTGCAAATGCAACAATATATGGTAACATGTTAATGAGTATCCTTCCAGTTGCGGCCTATGTCTGTAGACCCTGCCAACGGACATACCATATTGAACTTCTCCCCGATGTCAACAAAGGATTGACGTTGCATAGCACCTAATTCCTCAGCTGTTGCATAATTACCACACACCTCAGTCTGCCATTCGTCATGAGGCCATGTGACAAGCCTGAAGTCTATCTCTTTTTGTTTAGCCTGACGTACCCACTGTAGTGCTGAGTGTTTCATAATGACAGACTCACCATTCTGCAGCATACCTGCGAGTGTCTTATGTTCGGATGGTACTAGAACCTTACGTCCATCTAAACCTTTGAACCAACCTCGTTTAGCTATGTGTGGTATAACTTTCTTCTTTAGGTTAGCAAGCCCTTGAATTGATTGCATAAAGTTCTCAACACATTGACTAGCCTCACGTTGATTAACACGTAGTATCTGTGCTATCTTAGCTGTACCTGCCCCTAGTAAAAAGGCATAGATGAAAGTCTTAGCATCATCTCTTGTTATGTGTGACATACCTAATGCTTTCTTGTTTAGGTTGTGTATGTCAGTCTCGTTCTCTTTCTTTCCTGACACAATAGCATCCACATATTCTTCTGACTTCATTAGATGTGCAAGTACTCGCAACTGAATGCCCTCAGCATCTGTACCCACTAGGTAGTTACCTTCTTCAACACCCCACAAGGCACGGAACTGTCCATCATACTTAGCCTTAACTTCCTCGACTGCTGACTTAGGTGGTGCCATGAAACTCAGCTGGTATGTTAGCTTGGTTAGGTGCTGAGTGAGCCATACGTCCTGTCCATGCACCTATATGTGTGAACCTACCATGTATTCTGTGGTCATCACCACAATGACCTAGCCATTCAACCAGTGAGGATCTTCTACCTTCAAGTGTTAACCACTGAGCTAAACGTTTACCACCTGCAGGTGCTTCATCTGGCAGGGTACTAAGGTTAGCTTCAGATAACGTCCACCCATACCGAGCAAACTTATCTCCACGATCTTTGTTTTTGTTCTCTATCATATTGTATATGTCCCTTTGTTTTTTCATATGGCTGCCAACCAGCTTCCCATAGTCTTTCTATTCTCATCTTAGGAGATGCAGGATTAAACTCTATCCAATCATAACACACTAAGTCGGGTGGGTTAACTGACCAATCAACTGTTGTCTTAAAGTATTTCTCTTGTGCTTTCTTTACACTTGACATGACAGCACCATCCTTTTTCTTTCGGTACTTAATCCTGTTCACCTCTTCTAGTTGGGGTGGGAAGTCACGTTGAAAACTATCAGTTAAATCTATCATGCGTAACTCAACCTCATCCAAGAGGTGTTCAGCCTTGTCTCTCTCGAAGTAAAACCCTGCGTCTGTCATCTCTTCACATAGGATTTGTATGTCATGCTCACACTTGATAGCATCCTGTAGATCAGGGTCAAAGATGTATGACTTAAACCTATTGTATAATCTAACTGTCACCTCAACATCCTGATGGCAGTACTCAATCATCTCTTGTGTTAAGACTTCGAACTGGTCAAACCCAATCTTGAATTCACCTAGCCTTTGACCCCATGCCTTTAAGCTATGACCACCTTTGATACTGTAGTCAATCAGTCTTGACATGATCAATGTGTCAATGACATCAGTTGGTTTTATGATCTCAGGATAAGCTATAAGTAATGGGTTTAGTAGCCTGTTGATTACTTTAACATCGAACCCTATCCCATTGTGAAATATAAACTTATCTGTTTGTTGACACAGTAGAAAGAATGCTTCTCTCTCCTCAGGTATGGTACATACATTAAGGAATTGATACTTCTCTTTGGTGTCAACATCCTGAGCACATATCACATGAATCTTAGTAGCATCCAATGCGTCAGTCTCAATGTCCATTGCTAATATTTTCATTAGTATTCCCTGTCTTGCCATGTAGCCCATAAACATAAAGCTAATTCCCAAGGCCATATGATAGCTTTAATACGCATTGATGTAGCATCTCTTGGTGCTTCAAGTATTATGTGTATTGTATTCATCAAGAAATAATGGTTGACAATACCCAAGAAATATATTCCTGCTGCTATATAGACTAACGGGTCATATTCTAGAAGTTCTTGCATCAATACTCTCCATATTTTTCTGACAGAGTAAAGCTATCTGTATCAAAAGTCAACTGACCTGCATATCCTGTCGGTCCAACTGGTCTATTCTTTGTGACAAGTAACTTGGTTGTGTTCCTTTCATCCCTATCTTCTGACATCTTGTTACGTTGTAACTCAACAACAACTGATGCTCTTTGCTCAATCATACGGCAATACTTAACTGCACCATCATCATTGGTATGTCCGATTGTTACAATGCCAACACCTAACTCAGCTGCTAACTTAGATAGCCTGACAGATAGGTCAGCTAGGAATTGTTCTTTGCTTTCATCACCACCCATGTTAGCTGCTATGTCTTGGATAGGTTCAAAGAATATGTACTGAACACCACATGCTTGTGACAAGTACCTGATGTGTCCTAGTATATCTATAGGATCATCCTCATCATTCAAGAAGAACTGGTATAGTCTCTCATCTTTGGTTAGCTTAACGATAGCATCATGTACCTTTTGTTCAGCACTAGCCTGAGCTATCAAGTCTTTACGAGTTAGGTTCTCATTCAATTCGTAAGATACCAACCCTAACAATGATCTAAGTTTTGTCTCTTCCATATGCCAAGCTGCGATGCTAATCTCAGGGTGCTTGGTAAGTATGTGGTACTCTAGGTATCTCATAAACTCAGTCTTACCTATGCCTGTCTGTGCCTTGAACAATGTGAAGTGACCCTGCATCAACCCCATACATAGGTCATCATACTCTTGGATACCTGTCTCGACATACACATGGCTGTCACTGTTGTTGTACATCTTAAGGAATTGATCAGATGTATTGATGATGTTCTCAGGGGTATACTTCTTAGCATTGAACCATGCATTATAGAATTCATTACGAGCACCTGCCTCTAGAAATTCATTGGCATCTTTGTATTTGTCATGCTGTACCCTGTATACTTTGTTAGGGTATAGGTTAGCTATCCTTTGTGCTACAGCATTCCCTTGATCATCATGTTCAATCGACAGTATGATCTTCTCAAATGACCCTAACCAATCTGCAGCATTAGTCCAAAGTTTATTCGATGGTGTAGCTGATGGTAGTGACACAAATGCTGATGAATACCTTTCTGAATTACACATTTGGTATGCTGACATAGCATCTAGTTCACCCTCAGTTATGGTGACAATCTTACCTGAACCTGCATTCCAATGGTTCATTCCGAATAGTTCATCTGACTTAAGGTTGGTAGCTCTAAATTCTTTTGGAAAAAATCTAGTCTTTATACCACCTGAAGGGTATGGGTAGTCTTGCTTCACCTCTTTACCATTGCTGTCAAGGTATGTCTTAACACCATAGAACCTCATGGTCTGTTCACTGATAGACCTGACAGTCCTGAACACAGGTGTCAATACCTCAGTAGGTACAGGTTTAATCTGTATTTGTTGTGGGTTCATATCCCATTCATCCTTTTGTTCTTGACCCATCACAGGGTATGTTTCCTCTGCCCATTCGAATTTCTTATCCCTTGTCCTAGGGTAAACTCTTTCGCAGCTATGACACCTGCCTGAACAGCTCTCGGTGTTGTAGCTGAAGGCATCTGTGCTGCCACAGTCCTCATACGGACATTCTTTATGGCTTAACCAGTTACTCATAATATGTGATCCCAATAATCTTGTGTAAACATGTCTAAGATGCACAGTATCTCGTTAGATGTCAATGACTTTAAATCTATAGTCTCTCTACTAGCATTATTGTATGCCTCTGTGATAGCAAACTCAGGTGCTCGTTCAACTACAAACTCATGGTCATCCCAGTAGCCAGAGCCATCATCCCATACCTCACCAAATACTTCGAGTTCTTGCTTGCCTCTACTTATGTATGTTACGTATTCCATTTAATTTATTTTCCCTCTTGACAGATTAAATAATGTTGTTACCCTAGGGCTTGTCCCTGACAAGGGTTCTATAGGTTACTTACTGTAAGTCTTACCACCATTAGTTAATGACATAAGATAACTATCATCATCTTCTATATCATAATCGGTAGGGTTCTTATCTAACCATACAGCATCATCTATTTCTTTGATTAATTCATTATGGTATCTATGTAATGGTTTGTCTTTATCCATTGTTTTCATCCTCTTCCCAACTCTTAACGTGAATAATACCCTTCACNTTATCTAGTGACGAACTAACATAGGCTTCTAATGTATCTCTATTGTAGCTGCAATAGGTTTGTATTAGCTTACCTTCTCTGTCATATGTCTTAACTCTATACATTTATTAACTCCATTTCATCTGTATATAAATTGTAATAGTCTAACCTTTTAATATCTATATCTTCTATATCTATTAGTTGTTCCAGTATACTACCATCCTTCAACTCAATATAGAGTGTACCCCATTTGTCATAGACATGTGTCACGTCCTTATCTGTCACCCCTTTAGGTAACTCTACGTAGGCACTGGCAAAGGCTGTGTAACTCCCTTCAAGTTTAAGGGTATGTCTCATAACAACCACCCCATTATGGTAGTGATCGTAAAGCTAAACGTAAACATGACACCAACAAATGCAAAGCCTAACACAAAGTATACTAAGGCTGTCATTAATCTATCTTTACGTTTCTCATCTTTCTGATGTTTGGTTGTGTTAAAAGTATTATTCATTTTGTTACCCTTTCTTTAATTATAAACAGATGTCCATCGCCACCTATTATTTCTTGTTCACTATGCATTTTGTCATCAGCATCCTCATCAAGAGGGTGAGCTATGTAAACTTCATAGCCATGTTCATA